AGCGGACCAGCAGGATTCGTCATACCGCAGGGGTTTCTGGTCAGCGACGGCACTTATACCTACCAGATCGCTGATGCGACAGTGGTCCTGTCTTCAGGCGTCAGCTCGATGGTAACAGCCATTGCAACAAATACCGGTTCGTGGGCCGTTCCGGTCGGTTCTGTTAACCAGATCCTTACCAGTCTGCCGTCTGAAATTACCCTAACCTGTACTAACCCTGTTGCCGGCACGCCAGGCAACGCGAAAGAAACCGATTACGAGTTCCGCGAGCGTGTATGGGAAGGGCAGATGTCTACCGTTCAGGGATATCCTGGCTTTATCCGGCAAAAACTTACCGACCTGAGCAATGTTCAGGCCAGGCTTGTTTCCGTTGTTCAGAGTGGCAATTCCTGGTTAGTAATGTGTGGCGGCGGCGATATTTATGAAATGGCAGGTGCTATTTATAAGTCTGCAGGTGATATCAGCAGGCTGAAAGGGACTGACCTGAACGTCACCGGGATCACCAATGCGAACCCAGGAGTAGTAACGACCGACATCACGCACGGATTCAGCTCTGGCCAGGTAATTAATATCGCAGGTGTTACCGGCATGAGCGGGATTAATAACGTCCCTCTCACTATAACCGTGTTAAGTCCACACACTTTCTCAATAGGCATCAATACCACCTCGTCAGGCGCATGGACTGGTGGTGGAATAGTTACGCCGAACCTGAGGAATAATGTGGTTACGGTCAACGACTGGCCAGATAACTACCTGATACCGTTTGTTATACCATTTCAGCAACTGGTGACTATCAAGTTTCAGTGGGCAACCGAAAGCGTTAACTACCTGACGGACGCGACTATCGCCTCACTGGTTTCGCAACCGGTTATCAATTATGTAAACGGGATATTCGCTGGCAAGCCGATGAACATCAACAACGTCAAGGATGTTTTCCTTCAGGCCATTAACGGTACGCTGGATATGAGCCTGATCTCAACCTTGAACGTTATTGTTACTGTGAATGGCATTATCACAGACGTGGACGCCGGGACAAATATCATCAGCGGTGACCCATACAGTTACTGGTATATAGCCTCAAATGGGGTGATTGTCGACGGGATATAACATGCTTGAAGATATCATTAAATCATACTTGTATACGCAGTATAACGACGATGATGACCTCCAGGCATTCGTCATCGCATATAACGCCATGGCTCAGGAAATTTATTCATGGATGATTAACGCTAATCTGCCGATTTTTGTCGGTGGTTATAATGTTGGTGATCAGCTGAAATGGACAGCCAGAGGGATATACGGCGTGAAGCCACCAGTGCTGGTTAGCGGAAAGCAGAGCACATTTGGCCCATTCAATGCCGTAATGTTTAATCAGTTGCCTTTTAACGGAAGAAAGGTAGTCAACCAGTCAGAGCAGGTTGTTGTGTCAGACGATCTTTTCAAGCGCATAATGACATGGAATTTCTATAAAGGTGACGGATATTACTTCACAATCCCATGGCTGAAGCGTCGCATAATCCGATTCCTGACGGGCATTGATGGCATGGATGTTGTTAATGATCAGCGATGGAGTGTTTCAGTTTTATTCTCTGGTTCTGGCGCCAGCATCTCTATAATCAAAGGATACCGACGACTTACTAACTCTTCCCTTTACAATTCATTTGGATTTAACAACAGAGTTTTCAATCAGAAAACTAGCGGCGTGATAAAGAGTACGAAATATGAATATGCAGAATTATTCAAGCAGACCTTTGATAGCGGCCTGCTCCACATGCCTTTTTATCAACCCGTTTCAGTCACAATAGTTGGCTAGCGATTCATTGGTGGACTGAAGAGTTTCCTTTGATTAGAATTTTATAATTCCTGCTGCTAACTACCATATCCAGGAATATTTTCAGGCATAAAGAAATTGTCAAAAGCATAATAACTACAAAAAACAACATCACAACAAACTTGATGTTCTCAAGTGGCGGGACTCCTTCCTGCGCCCACATTTGAATAGCAAGAGTGATAAGAAATGCAGAAAGAAAAATAGTTAGCGTTGCAACTCCAGAGAGGATTGTGCGGAAAAAGGCTACAGATAAATTATTCATAGATAACTCCTGTTTATAAGATTCAACAATCATAACACTGCCAGCAACCAATAGCGGCAGATAATCCCATCCCGGAGGAATAATGGCACTTTTACTGTTGGCTGCTAATAACGCCCAGAGCGTTCTGGCTGCCGGGATAAGCGCGTCCGCAACAACCATGACGCTGAATACTGGTACTGGTGCTCTTTTCCCTGCGCCAGTTTCCGGTACCAGTTTCTTCAAGTTAACGTTGATTGATGCTGCAACAGGTCAGATAAGCGAGATCGTGCATGTCACCGCCAGAACAGGAGACACGCTTACGATTGTGAGAGCCCAGGAGGGCACGCTGGCTCGCGCGTGGTCTGTAAACGACATTGCTGCCAACATGATGACTGCTGGCACGTTGAGCTATATTTTCGATAACTACGCAACAATTGCCAGTCTCGGAACAGCAGCAGCAAGGAACGTGGGTGTCGGTTCTGGTCAAATCCCCGACATGTCTTTTTTTGGTGGAATCAGCTCTAGTAGTGGATATCAATATTTCCCAAATGGGACCTTGCTTCAGTGGGGTACTATCGGTCTTAACTCTGCACCAGCAGGAACTACTATTGGAGTATTCCCTATAGCATTTCCCTCAGCTGGTCATCAGATAGTCGTAACACATGACAACCCACTCGATGGTACACTCGCGTATGGTGCAGCCAGCATTATTAGCCCAACACAATTTAGAGTGAACGCATGCGCAATTAACACGAGCACATTTACCCTGAATCCAGGCTATACAATGACACTTCGCTGGTTTGCTATCGGAAAATAAAAATGAACAGATATCTGTATGATGCGATAACTAATGCCTTTTATCCATTTGCGTCGAAGGCCAGATACCTAGAAGCTGGTTCTTGGCCAGCTAATGGAGTAGATGTTGATGAAGAAACTTACGAGGAGTTTAAAAACCCTCCAGCAGGGAAAGTGAGAGCGCCTGATAGCGAAGGCAATCCATCTTGGGTAGATATTCCGCCAGTTCCTAATGAATATTTACGAAAATCAGCCCTTTCTATGCTAAGCAATATCTACCAGGATGATATAGAAAAACTCAACAGGGCGTGGCTGGCGGCTGCCGTTAATGATGGCGTTAATGAAACGACAAAAAAAGATGCAGTTTTAGTGCAGATTAATGCAAGAAAATCGCAGTATGCAACAGACAGGGCAGCAATTATTGCTCAATACCCATAGCTGAGTGGAGAAACGCATGCCAGACAATGAATCCTCACAAACTAACGAAGTACAGTCATCTTCTGAAATAACTGAAGTTAGATTCTGCCCTATTTGTGGAACACAAATGTATCAAGGGATGCGCTATGGATTCCTTTGTTGGATTTGTCCTGAGTGTGACTTTGATGAGCCTGTGTGAACAATAGCATTTTTAAAGAAAGTTAAGCCCACTTCGGTGGGCTAATTGAATTTTACCGGAACTTATCAATCTGAAGGTATCTCATTAGCCCTAATCTAGACGCCTCTTCTGATGCGTCATCATTTGCTTTCAGATAAAAAGAACGTGCTACTGGGTATGGTGCCATCTCGGATGGTAAAACAGAATATGTAAATGACTTGCCTTTATCTTTTATATTACATTTTATGCTCCACTGATGTTCGTTGCTTACAGCGCCGGAGCATTCGGTTGGGCCATAATAGCTCGATAGGTATGAACTTAGTCGAGTAACAGCATCCTGAACATAATCAGGTTTGCTCTGCATATAGCCGATAGAACCGATAGAAAGTACAACAAACGAAATTGCTGATGCTGATAAAATTAGATTCCGATTCATACAAAGAATTCCTAGCAATGTGAATATGAAAAGCCGCTGATGAGCATTCGCAGATCGTAGCTATATACATTTTAATGGGCTTTGTTGAATAAATCGAACTTTTGCTGAGTTGAAGGATCAGATCACGCATCCTCCCGACAACACAGACCATTCCGTGGCAAAGCAAAAGTTCAGAATCACCAACTGGTCCACCTACAACAAAGCTCTCATCAACCGTGGCTCCCTCACTTTCTGGCTGGATGATGAGGCGATTCAGGCCTGGTATGAGTCGGCAACGCCTTCATCACGAGGAAGGCCCCAGCGCTATTCTGATCTCGCCATCACCACCGTTCTGGTGATTAAACGCGTATTCCGGCTGACCCTGCGGGCTGCGCAGGGTTTTATTGATTCCATTTTTGCCCTGATGAACGTTCCGTTGCGCTGCCCGGATTACACCAGTGTCAGTAAGCGGGCAAAGTCGGTTAATGTCAGTTTCAAAACGTCCACCCGGGGTGAAATCGCACACCTGGTGATTGATTCCACCGGGCTGAAGGTCTTTGGTGAAGGCGAATGGAAAGTCAGAAAGCACGGCAAAGAGCGCCGTCGTATCTGGCGAAAGTTGCATCTTGCTGTTGACAGCAACACACATGAAGTTGTCTGTGCAGACCTGTCGCTGAATAACGTCACGGACTCAGAAGCCTTCCCGGGCCTTATCCGGCAGACTCACAGAAAAATCAGGGCAGCCGCGGCAGACGGGGCTTACGATACCCGGCTCTGTCACGATGAACTGCGCCGCAAAAAAATCAGCGCGCTTATTCCTCCCCGAAAAGGAGCAGGTTACTGGCCCGGTGAGTACGCAGACCGCAACCGTGCCGTTGCTAATCAGCGGCTGAGCGGAAGCAATGCACGGTGGAAATGGACAACGGAATATAACCGTCGCTCGATAGCGGAAACGGCAATGTACAGAATGAAGCAGTTGTTGGGAGATTCACTGACGCTGCGTGACTACGATGGTCAGGTAGCGGAAGCTATGGCCATGGTGCGTGCGTTGAACAGGATGACAAAGGCTGGGATGCCAGAAAGCGTGCGTATTGCCTGAAAATCCAGCCAGCTACAGGGTCGTTCGCACGAAATCTTATTTATTCAACAAAGCCATTTTAATGGCTTGATAATAGCCACCAATGACTTCGTACTTAAAGTTGGTTTTGCTGATCAATCACCTTCCATTGATCGTTAAAAGCGATCACGCTTAAGAAGAAGACAAACTTAATGAGCGGTTAAACCCAGGACGGGAGAGGAGGATAGTGAAAATCCAGCTTGGGATTTTTTTCTGTCTGCATATTGATCACCACCATCGATCAATAATACTGTATGTACATACAGTAATTATCGGAGGTGCATCATGGGATTTCCATCGCCAGCGGCAGACTACGTTGAAGAGCGCATATCACTCGACAAGCGCATCATCACACGGCCAGCGGCTACGTACTTCATGCGAGCCGGCTCGACGCACTATCGCGAAGGCATACTCAGCGGGGCTTTACTGGTTGTTGACGCCTCACTGAGGCCTTGTGATGGTTCACTACTGGTTTGCGCTGACGGCGGCGAGTTCCGCATTAAACGGTATCGCACCCACCCAGAGCCTCACCTGGAGAATCTCGAAAATGGTAATAGGGAGTTGTTACGACAAAAGGATGAGATGGCAGATTCGGACAGGCCAGTGTTCGGGGTGATCACCTACATCATCAACGATGCGCGATCGGGTGAGTTCGACGACTGCCCGGTGATGTGATGGGGAAAGGGCATAGCTATGCCCGGCGGCATGGCTGTGCATTCTCTGTGTCACAGATGTGTCATGCATTGATGAACCATAACGAAACGCAGAAGCATGTAACGACACGTAATGACACAAATCCGGCGCGAGCGCGGAAAAACTAATGACATTACAGTGTGTTAAATATTACTCTACGTTCTTCTAAGCCGTAGGTCGTAGGTTCGAATCCTACAGGGCGTGCCATTT